AGATAGACTCGGTGTTTAAAGGTTCTAATCTTTTTGTAGCGGCTCCGAAGACTGGCGATATTTCTGATATGCAATTTTACTATGATAAGTGTCTCCCTGGGAATAGCACCATGATGAATAATTTTGATGCTGTGACCATGAGGTTGACTGACATTTCATTGAATGTCAAAGATTGCATATTGGATATGTCTAAGTCTGTTGCGGCTCCAAAGGATTCAAACATTCCACTGATACCGATGGTACGAACGGCAGCAGAAATGCCACGCCAGACTGGACTATTGGAAAATTTGGTGGCGATGATTAAAAGAAACTTTAACGCACCCGAGTTGTCTGGAATTGTAGATATTGAGAATACTGCATCATTGGTTGTAGATAAGTTTTTTGATAGTTACTTACTTAAAGAAAAAAGAAAACCAAATAAAAATGTTTCTTTGTTCAGTAGAGAGTCTCTCAATAGATGGTTAGAAAAACAAGAGCAAGCGACTATTGGCCAACTTGCAGATTTTGATTTTGTCGACTTGCCAGCGGTTGATCAGTACAGGCACATGATCAAAGCACAACCTAAGCAGAAATTGGACACATCCATTCAAACGGAGTATCCTGCCCTGCAAACGATTGTGTATCACTCAAAAAAGATCAACGCTATCTTCGGCCCTTTGTTCAGTGAATTAACTAGACAGTTGCTCGATAGTGTGGACTCAAGTAGATTTTTGTTCTTCACGAGGAAAACACCGGCACAAATCGAGGAATTCTTTGGAGACCTTGATAGTCACGTGCCAATGGATGTTTTGGAGCTTGATATCTCGAAGTACGATAAATCTCAAAATGAATTTCATTGCGCTGTTGAGTACGAAATCTGGCGAAGGCTAGGGTTCGAAGATTTCTTGGGAGAAGTTTGGAAACAAGGTCACAGGAAGACCACTCTGAAGGACTATACTGCAGGAATCAAAACCTGTATATGGTACCAGAGGAAGAGCGGTGACGTCACCACTTTCATCGGGAACACTGTGATCATCGCTGCATGCTTAGCTTCAATGCTTCCTATGGAGAAAATAATCAAAGGCGCCTTTTGCGGAGATGACAGTTTGCTCTATTTTCCGAAAGGATGCGAGTTCCCTGATGTACAGCAAGCGGCAAATCTTATGTGGAATTTTGAAGCAAAACTGTTCAAAAAGCAATACGGGTACTTTTGCGGGAGGTACGTCATACATCACGACAGAGGATGTATTGTTTATTACGACCCTCTAAAGTTGATCTCCAAGCTTGGTGCTAAACACATCAAGGATTGGGATCACTTAGAGGAATTCAGGAGGTCTCTTTGTGATGTTGCTGTTTCGTTGAACAATTGTGCGTACTACACGCAATTGGACGACGCGATCTGGGAGGTTCATAAAACCGCCCCGGCGGGTTCGTTTGTTTATAAAAGTTTGGTAAAGTATCTGTCAGATAAGGTTCTTTTTAGAAGTTTATTCCTAGATGGCTCTAGTTGTTAAAGGGAAGGTGAATGTCGGTGAGTTTATTGACTTGACGAAAATGGAGAAATTGTTGCCGTCAATGTTCACACCAGTCAAAAGTGTTATGTGTTCCAAGGTTGATAAGATAATGGTACATGAAAATGAGTCGTTATCCGAAGTTAACCTTCTCAAAGGTGTGAAACTCATCGAAAATGGATATGTCTGTCTTGCTGGTCTTGTGGTTACAGGTGAGTGGAATTTGCCCGACAATTGTAGAGGCGGTGTCAGTGTTTGTTTGGTAGACAAAAGAATGGAAAGAGCGGATGAGGCCACTCTGGCATCTTACTACACCGCTGCTGCAAAGAAAAGGTTTCAGTTCAAGGTTGTCCCGAACTACGCAATAACCACTCATGATGCGATGAAGAATGTGTGGCAAGTTTTAGTTAATATTAGAAATGTTAGAATGTCGGCGGGTTTTTGTCCGCTTTCGTTGGAGTTTGTGTCCGTGTGTATTGTTTATAGAAATAATATAAAATTGGGTTTGAGGGAGAAAGTCACAACTGTGAAAGACGGAGGACCCATGGAACTCACCGAAGAAGTTGTTGATGAGTTCATGGAAGAAGTTCCAATGTCTGTCAGACTTGCGAAGTTTCGATCTCGAACCTCAAAAAAGAATAACGGAAAAAGGGTTAAAGTTGAAGGTGTTGATCGGTTTGTGCCGAAGATGAATAAAGGAAAGGATAGAAATTATGGAGGGGTATTTGAAAGAAATGATTTAATCGATAATGATTCGGAGACAATTGACGCCGAATCAGACTCGTTTTAAATATGTCTTATACAATTACAACTCCATCTCAGTTTGTGTATTTGTCTTCTGCATGGGCCGACCCAATAGAATTAATTAATTTATGTACTAATGCGTTAGGTAATCAGTTCCAAACACAACAAGCAAGAACTGTCGTCCAACGTCAGTTTAGCGAGGTGTGGAAACCGTCACCACAGGTCACTGTCAGATTTCCTGCCAATGACTTTAAGGTATATAGGTACAATGCGGTGCTAGATCCTCTAGTGACTGCACTGTTAGGTGCATTTGATACTAGAAATAGAATAATAGAGGTTGAAAATCAAGCGAACCCTACAACTGCTGAAACGTTGGATGCTACTCGTAGAGTAGATGACGCGACAGTGGCTATAAGGAGCGCAATAAATAATTTAGTAGTAGAATTGATCAGAGGAACTGGATCATACAATCAGAGTGCTTTCGAAAGCTCTTCAGGTTTGGTCTGGACTTCTGGTCCTGCAACTTGAAATAATCATGTTGCATAATAAATAACGGATTGTGTCCGTAAACACACGTGGTGCGTACGATAACGCATAGTGTTTTTCCCTCCACTTAAATCGAAGGGTTGTGTCATGGATCGCGCGGATTAAAT